ATTTAATTCTACTGCGTACCGTTTGCGTGGAATCAATCTCTCGCTTGACACGCGGGTTTGAAGGTCTGGTCTACCGAAAGGGGATAAATTGTAACTGCAGACAAAGACGGATATGGTGTACACATACGAGTTTGAAGATGGTGTCTATGCATTCCATGGTGGGGATATGTTCCCTGGTGCCAAGGATGTGCTTCCAACTAGGAGTGTAATTGGGTACGTTATAGATCCTACGTATTCAGCCTACCTAGCGGCTGTTGTACAGTCAGGTATTCGACCTGAGTGGACGCATGTTGAGAAGTTGGGCGATTTGAACGAGGATGACGACGAGACCGAGGACGATGGTCTCGATGAGGTTGTGCTTTCACCACAGGCCAACCCTTCCTCCCTTCCCAAGTGCCTTGATGTTGAGGAACCACCAACAGACCGGTGGTATTCGCTCAAGCAGGCTGTGTTGCGGTGTTTTGGTTGTTCCGAAACCGCAGACGATTGGGATCGCGACCAGCAGTGGCGGCGTGCAGCTATCACTGAGATGCGCCATCACGTTGTTGTACCAGTCGGGTCAACGGTTGAGTCCGTTGTGACCGAACAGGTTGAACAGGTGTGTGGTGATGAAGTGAAGCACGTCCCACGGTTGGTTGTCCAGGTGGTTGTAGCACTCCGTATGAAGCTTGGCGTTGGAGCCATGGACCGGAGTGTGCCTGGTAATGTTGCTCTTGTGCGCGCGGAAACGGCGAAAATGCTACGTGAATGGAATCTTAGGAAGAAGGATGCAGCTGCACATCTTGTGATGATTGAGCAGTGCTTCTTTGAGGATGACACCCACTATCGCATAAGCACTTGGCGTGCGCGAATGGCGAAACGGAGTCGATTTGTTCGGTGGATCGTCGGTGAGTCGGAACCTGTGAGGTTCGACTGCTGAGGTCGCCCAATTCGGCACTATGGACAGAACACGCGGTCGCGTGTGCCAGAAGAGTGTAAGTTCTGGAATGCACCACGTGTTCTGACGTCGCGTCCAACCCACAGTCTGACTGTGGTGCGGAATGGGCAACCAACGAAGAGGAGGATTTACCATGTGATACCGCGCATGGGACCGAACCATGAATTGGGGGTGTTTAACAACGGTGTAGACTCGGTACAGTGTGCACTCGAGGAGCGGTATTTCTTGTGTTTGATTGGCGGCGAGTACCTGCCCGCTATCAGGACCTCTGTTGAGGTATGGAACAGTAACACTTTGGTTAGGTTCCGACAGCTTGTTGTTGCAGACGTGCGACCTAATGCGACCGTGTTAACGCTACAGGAGGTAGTGAAATGTTACACTGGTCCCAAAGGTCGTGTGTATGCAGCGGCAGCTCGTAGTCTGATGCGAGTAGCTCTAAATCGTCGAGATGCAGAGCAGCGGCCATTCACCAAGTTTGAGAAGCAGTCTTTACTGAAAGCATTACGTTTGATTAACCCTAGATCACCACGGTTTAACCTGGTCCTCGGGAAATACCTAAAGAAGGCTGAAAAGCCATATTATCGTGCTATTAATCGTGTGTGGGGTGAGCACACACCCCACACGGTGATCAAGGGATTAAACGTATTCGACGCTGCAACGGTCTTGAAGCAGAAATGGGACCGTTTTGAACGACCGGTTGCAGTGGGTCTTGATGCCACAAAATTTGATATGCATGTCTCTGCGGAGGCATTGCGATTCGAGCACAGCTTCTACAATCGTGTGTTTAAGAGCGATGAGCTCGCATGGTTACTTGCATTGCAAGTGTACAATCGTGGGCGTGCGTACTGTCTA